CTAATACTAATTGGATACCGTCAAACGATACTGCGTTACCCATATTGTACCATTGGTTACCTTCGTTGTTTGTACCTGCAGCACCTAGACCGTTTGCACCAAATCCACCAAGAGATCTAATGTAGTTTCTATAAATGTTATTAGGTACATAAATCACTAAATCCTCATCTCCATAAATTGTTGAAGGAATAGCGTCTACTACTTTACCAATTTCTGCAGCTACATTTGAGCTTGAACTTGTTGTTCCTGCAACGTCAATTACATCGCCGTCTGCTAGTAATGTTGTTTTAAATCCGTCAAACTCTCCTGCGTTTGCATTTGTACCGTTCCATATATTTTGCTCCATTTTTTGTGCTACTTTATCTGCAACGTGCGCAATTAAAAAGTCACTAAATTTTGGAGGTAAATTATCATAAGCAGAGAATCCCATTTGTACTGCTTCCCAATCACTTCTAAAGTCAGCTTTACATAATTGTAAATTTACTTGAAATTCTTCAGGTTGTAAAATTCTCTCTGTAAGCGTTAATGTAGATGTTGGATCAAAGTCACAAGAGGAATCTTTAACGATACCATTTGTTGAAACTTTTTTCATTACCTGCTTAAACTTTATATTAGGAACTATTGTTATACTTCCTTCAGCTAAAGTTTTACCGCTTAATAATGCAGCAGAGATATACTTTCCTGCAAACTCACCTGCATATGTTGTTGTTAAATTATTAGTTGTTGCCATTTTAAATTAAATTATTATTGTTATTATAGTTCCCCTACTGTTATTGATGAAGCTGCGTTACCATTTCCTGATAAGAAAAAGTTTGTACCATCACTAGAAATTTCAACGTGATCTCCAATGCTTTCTGCACCGTCTTCAAATGTTACTTGGTCTACTGCGTCTGCTTCTACAATTGCACCGTTTACAATCACACCACCATTTAAAATATCTCTATTGTCAGCAGGTGTTTGTACAACACAATCAGTTGAAAATGCTGCAGCCACGATAAACTTAACTGAAAATCCTGCTTTTGGAGCAGGTAAAGTTACAGTATAACCTGTACCACTTATTAAATATGTTTTACCTGAATCAGCCGCTGTTAATGTTGTTGCAGCTGTTAATGTTTCTTGTTTTCCAAAAATTCTAGAAACATCATTTGTTATAGTTGTCGCCATTTTTATTATTTATTATTTAGTTATTGCTTGTAATACTCTACTATATGTAGTATTGTTATTTGAATTTACAGCGTATCTTGCTCCTAGCTTTGTTTCTTCTGCTTCAGGAGAATGTTTAATTCCTTCTGACGCAGGTTTAGATAAAACTTCTTGCTTTGCCATTTCTTCTTTTTTCTCCTTATCGTCCATCATTTTTTCAACGACTTCTTTAAGTTGATTCTTGACTTCTTCAACGGCTTCCGCTAAAGCTGTCATTTCTTCTTTAGTTGCATAAGCCATTTCTTTTTTATCTTCTTCTTTGTGATCTGGCGTATGTTCTAGATTAGTATCTTCTGCACCTGTGTTAGCTGCTTCTTCTACTACTTCTTCTGAATTTTTGATTTCCTCAATCATACCTTCTGTTTTAACGATTAATATTCTATTGTCCGATAATTCGTACTCTCCCATTGGAAGCGGTACATTTTCATCATCTGTTTTTATAAATACTTCATTACCTGCTGCAAACTCATCAGCAGATAAAATTGTACCATTTTCTAAAGTCATTTCTTCTAGAGAAACACTTTCTAATTTTACATCTAAATTACTAGGATCAACGCCTAATAAAGTTTTGACCTTTGATAATATCTCTGTAGCATTCATAATAGTATAACAAATACACTATTTATTTTTATATTTTGGAATCTTATTTTTTAAACACGCCCTATGCCTTGTGCCTGTAGAGAACCGTCACAGCATTTTCTATGATATGTATTATCTTCACATAGACAAGCCCTCCTAGAACTTTTAGGAGATGTCCTACTAGGTGTTTTAAAGTGATTATTTCTTTTAATCATTATTTACAAATACAGTAATCGCAGTTACACATAATTATTTATTTATCTGACTTAGGGTGTCCCTTTGGGAGTAAGTCGTTATCGCCTACATATTTTGCATTTTCAGGTCTACCAGTTCTCACTAAGTATAAATATGCAGCCACTCTAGCTAACGCCCATTGTTTTGCGCTAGTTACCCTCGGGCTATGTGAAACGTTAAATGCACCTAATCCTCTTTGAAATACAGTTTTAAGTTGCCCTATCGTTACCCCATATCCTAATTTTTTTTTATACCTTTCGTTAAATTCATCTGACTTTTTTTGTAAAGTCCCTTCTGTTGTTTTATCAACTTTAGCACCTCTACTAGTTTTAGCATCACCCTTAGCAGTACCTTTACCTTTCGGATTCCTATTTGGTGTTGAACTTTTTGGAGCTTTTTTTGATCTTCTTATGCCACCTCTCGGACCTATCTCTGCTAATCTTTCTTCTGTCATTTTTACGCAGTTTGGTACTTTTCTACCATTCTTCATCTTCATACCTCTTTGTTCATAACCGTCCCAACAAGGTTTTTTTAAATCAGTATCTTCAATAGTATGTTTTTCACACGGCATATACCATACTTGATCTTCAAATTCGTGTGTATGAAAACCCTTACAACCAAGACTCTTTGCCATTTCTTCAGCTTTTTCTTGTGAACTGTATGCTAATCTATCGTCAATAATTGCTAAATCATCATTTACTTTTTCAGAATATAAATTTAATTCGTTCATTTTACCTCTTGCCCAATTCTTTGCAGATAAACCACCCCACAATAAATAAGAGATTGTACCGCACGATTTTGTGTCATTAGGATCATAATATGTTTCTGCTCTAGATAAGAAGCTATACATTCTCTTAATAGTGTCTACGCTAATCTTTTCTCCTTTTGCTAACTGCTGTGCTCTAATTTTACCTACATCTGTTGCACACCTGTTATTTATTTTTTTATTTAATTCTATACCTCTTTTTGCATTGTTTTTTACTGACTGCGGATAATCGCTGTATGATTCAAGTGTTACTTGTACACCTGTTATTACATCTTTTATTTCAGATAAAATATACTCTGCTTCTTTCATTTCAATACTAGAGAGAGCGTCTTTCTTTTCTTTGTTTTGAAAATAACCTTCTATTGAAAAACCTTTTACAGCACCTGTTTTGACAAATTCTTGCCAAACTTTATCGCTTGTTACCTTTACTGATCCAACCCAAGTACCTACTGGATATTTTAAACCGTATACTGCTGTCTTATCTTTATCACTATCTTCTACAATCCACGATTCTACTAAACTTAAACCTTTTAATTGCATTTGATGTTCTAGTGTTGCATTGTTTTGATTGCCTTCCATTAAATACAATTCACTAGCTTTACGAACTGTGTCTTTAGAAAAGTATATATAATAATCTTCGTCGTCTCCTTTTCTTAATATTGGTTTATTTGGTATAAGTAAAGCACCTAACAATATTCGTTTTTCATCATCTACTTCTGCTAGTTTGTATTCTATGTCTTTGTTTAGTGTAATAAAATCTTCTTCTATAGCAGGTTTCTCAACAATAGATATAGCTTCTATACCTGCGTATTCTTGTTCTTCATCTAAAATAAGTTCTACTATCTTCATAATTGTATAATATTTTTATCTATTTATTTTTTAAATTCCGCTTTCGCTTATAATGTTTCTATCTAATTGCTGTGCTGTTGTTACATCTCCTGAAACTACAAATGCTTTAACTGGTTGTTGGTTGTTTAATGTTTGTGCTATTTGATTTATAGGAGAAGCTCCGACCACATTAAATGCAGGTGCTTGTGCTGTTTCAGTTACTGTGTTTGCCAAACCACCGCTTCCTACATTGTCAGGTGCATTTGGTATTTTTGTTGCTATGATCTTTTTTACACTAGCCATACCTGACGCTAATACTCCTGCTGCAGCTACTACACCAAATATACCTGTTTGACCTAATGCTTTTGTCATACCTTGATATGTATTTATAATTGATGTTGCTACAGCTACAGCTTTACCTGCAACGCTTTGTTCCCCCAGTAATCCTGCTATTGCACCTAGTCCGTCAGCTACTATAGCAAGTTTTGCTTCTTCCTCTTGTTTTTTTAACGATACATTTATATTGTTAAAATTTTCCTCAGCAGCATTTCTTTCTTTGAGAGCATTTTCAAATTCTATAGTTCCTTCTTTAAATATTGCAGCTGTATTATCAAATTGCTCTTGTGCTATTCTTTTTTGTTCTTCAGCTACTTGTCTTTCTAAATCTAATCTGTCTAATATTCCGTCCTCTATTAACTTCTGTCCTTCTAATGTTCTTAGTATTTCTTCACTACTTGCTATAGCTGTTGCATTTTGTAAATCTAATTTTTCACGCAACAAACTAGTTTCATTTACTAATTGTTCAGATCTTTGTCCACCTAATCTTTCCTCAATTTCTAATAATCGTGCTTGTGCTCTTATATCTTCTGCTATTAGTTCTACTTTATCACTATTATTTGCTAATGCTGCAGCTGCTGCGTCTGCTTGTTGTTGTGCTAATAGTAATTCTTGCTTTATACCTTCTTCTATTATTTTACCTAATTTTCTGTTAGCTTCAATTCGTACATCTATATCTTTACTAACATCATCTCTTATTTGTCTTTGTTCTTCTGCTGCTTTTAAATTTACTAACCTTAATTTTTCTTGTTCTGCTGCTGCAATTTGTGCTGCTTTTCCTAATTCTACCTCAGCTTTTGCACCTTCAAACGCACTAACCGCTACATCTTTTAATACTTTAACTACTTTTTCTGTTGTATTAGCTACTTTGTCAAATGTGTCATCAACACCAGTAACAGAATCAATTAATTCTTTACCTGCTTCTTTTGCCGATTCTGCTGCACCTGCAAAATCTCCTTTAAATACTTTTACTATTGCGTCACCCAAAAATCCTATTGCCTCTAATGCAGATTCAAATCTTTCTATAATGTTTGCTTTTATAGCACTACCTAAATCTTTTATGCTTTGTAACGGATCTTCGAATATTGCTTTAAAAAAACCTGTTACTTTGCTACCATTATCTAATACAAAATTTACAAAGTCATTAAATACATTTGATACTGTACCCAATGCTATAGAAAATGCGTCACTTAATCTTTGATTCTCGCCTAATACTTGTTTAAATAAATTAAATGCTTCTAACGCTATAGCTATTGGAATTGCTTTTAATGCAACACCCATAGAACTAAAACCTTTTTTTATTCTATCTACAGCACCTCTTAAACCACTAAAACCTTTTTTTAAATTATCGTTAGTTTTTTTACCTTCTTTGCGTACACCTTCTACTGACTTTTGTAAATCAACAAACTGTTCACGAATATCTTCAATATCCTGCTGTGCTTTTTTAAGATCTACTTCTAACTCTATCGTTTTTTTGACTGCCACTTAATTTCTGTTTTGAATTGATTATACGCTTCTTTTATACTATTAGGTAATTTGTATTTGCCTTTAGCAATTTGCACTATCTCACTTTTGCTCTTAGAATATTTTAATAATTCTATAATACTATTTATCATATAAGTATAATAAGTTTTGTTTGTTTTTTTATGGACACGCTAATATTCCATTTGCAAAATCATAATAACTACGTACAAATATTCCGTTAGCGTCAATCTGTCCTACAAAAGAATTTGTACCTAAATCTGCCCAAAAGTTATATGTACTGTTATAATATTGTCTTACATACTTAACTGCATATTGTGTCGGTTGGTAGTGTGTTGGATAACTTTGTTTACCTGCTCCAGTAAATTTTGTTGATAATGTTGTATCAGTCCAAGTTTGCATACCTGTACTTACTGATCCTGAATAGTATGCATAAACAGATCCCAAAGAAGATGAACACGCTGCAGCAGAACTTGTGTAAGATGTAGTCGGATAGTTTGCACTTAACCTCAATCTATAAATACTTGTTGTACACGCTGTTTGCGTTCCTAATGTTCCGTTTCCACTTGTTACTTGATAAACATAATTTTGATAAGAATAATAACCATTTGCTGCTAAATTTGTCAATCCGTTGTTATCATATATAACTAACCCTGCTCCAAATGTATTACCTGTTCCTGATGAATATACAGTTCTATTATATGCTGTTGAAACACAAGCTAAATAAGGATCTGTTGCGTGATACCTTATAGGTGTATGTGTTGTCCAATTTGGTGCTGCGTTAGTTGTTACTTGTGTATAAGAACTTGACACACCTTTTGTGCTACTAAATGTATTTGTTGCTGTTCCCCAATAATAATAATTTGTACTACCTGTTAATCCTGTAAAATCATATTGTTTTGTACCAGTACTTGTAGGTGCAGGAGATATATCATAATGTGTGTTTGCAGTTGCACTAGAACTATTTGTACCCATATAGAATCCTGCTCCATTTATTGTTGCACCACCATCATTTGTTATTTCTAATTCTGCTGTAAAACTTGTTTCTCCTACATTATCTTCAGGTTCTGCTGTAACTGTTGGTACTACTGGTTGATTGTTTGTTGTAAAAGATTCTGTAGTGCCTACGCCTTCTCCGTGTTGATTAATAGCATATGCTGTAACATAATACGGAGTGTTTGCAACAATTCCTGAAGATTTACTTAAAGTGTATACACCAGTACCTGTTCCTGATACTGCTTCTTTTGTATTACTTGCATACGAAGCATTTGTACCCCAGTAAAAACCTCTTGCAGATACTGTACCATTTGCTGTGTTTAAATTACCATTTAATGTAAATGATGAATATGTTACATTACTAGCTGTACTTGTTGTAACTACTGGAGAAAGTGTAGGACACGGATTATAATTAGATACATAACCGTTACTATCTATAGTCGCATAATAATTACTAGGAAATCTATGATAGTTTCCAGATCCAGTATATGCTGTTGTCAATGCGTTTGATGTAAACAATCTAGTACTATTACCTAGTGTTCCGCTATAATAAACTGTAGTATTTAATGTAAGACCACAAGCAGTACTAGCATTTGCATTATTTGTAGATGAAATTGTTATACTTACTACTGCTGCTCCAGTTGATGCTACTGTCTCTCTACCGTTTAATAATTCTAGAGAAGATTCTCCAGTTTGCAAATTTGTTGTTATACTGTTTATTCTATATTTTAAATCATTGATTTGTAATTCATCTGCTAGTGTAAATTCTTGTAAAAATTTTAATGGCAATACAGCTTTTATTTTTGTTAATCTTTCTGTGCTTCTAAAAACATTAACTATGTATGATTGGTAATATTTTTTAAATAAAGAATCTGACCAAGTTGTATCATTTGCATTCCACTCATTTTCTTCCACGCCAAAGTGTATTGTTTCAGGATAACCAGTATCATTGTTTTCTAATGCAGGTGTATTGCTTGGAATCCAATATGCAGATTGTTGTGTTTCTGTATTACTAGATCCTGCGTCATAACCTGATATTTCTGTAATTAAATTAAATGATTCTTGACTAGTTATCTT